TAGAGGTTTATTGTACGAATCGTCTTTTGCTTTTACAGTTGAAGATGATGAGTGGACTCAAGATGGTGATGTCCATAAAAGAAGCATTAATAAAATCGGCAGGTTATTTGATGTTTCTATAGTAGGTGTTGGTGCTTATGCTAATACCGATGTTGCACTACGAGCTTTGGAACAAATCAAGGAAGATATTTCCGAGAAAGTAGAAGAAGTAATAGTGGAGCAAGTTGAATGCGATAGTGAAGAAACACTTAATAAAATCGAAATGTTACAAAATGAATTAACACTAAAAAGTAAACTCTAAAAAGATGAAAAACTCTGTAGAATTACGTCAAGAAAGAGCAGGATTGATTGCTGATGCAAACACTCTACTCGAAACTTGTAAAACTGAAGCTCGTAACTTCAGCGAAGATGAAAAAGTATCTTACGATGCTAAATTGGTATCTATTGACAACCTTAAAAAAGACATCGACTTGGTGGAACGTCAAGAAAAACTAAACGCAGAAGTTGTTGCAACTCCTGTATCTCACTCAACTCAAAACGTATCTGAGTCAAAAGAATTGAGAAACTTTTCTTTTGTAGACGCTTTTAACGCTGCAAAATCAGGTCGTGTAGAAGGATTAGTTAAAGAGATGGATCAAGAAGCTCGTAACGAGAACCCTTCTCAAAACTTCAAAGGAGTAGCTATCCCTTACTCTGCACTAGAAATTCGTGCAAACAATACAGCTCTAACAGCAAACTCATTCCCTGTACAAACAAAGTCATTTACTGACGATATGTTTGCAGCATCTGTATTAGTAGGTAATGGTGCTAATGTATATACAGGATTGTCTGCTTCTCAGAAAGTGCCAATCATTGAAGGTATTACTGCATCTTTTATTCCTGAAAATGGTTCTACTGCAGCAACTCCTGCAGGTACAATCGGTGGAGGTCAGTTAGACCCAAAGCAAGTTATTGCTGCTACTAACATCTCTAACGCTACTGTTACTCAGAACGCTTCTGTAGAGGCTGCATTCAGAAAAAACTTCGCAACTGCAATTATGGCTCAGTTTGAGAATAACTTGCTAGGTGCTGTAAGTGCAACTAACGGACCTGCTTCTATTTTTACTGAAGGTACACTTGCTACTGCAACTTGGACAGATGCATTAGCATTGGCTCGTGTACAAGAGATGTACAACAAAATGATAGCTCAGTCAAATGATGTAAACAAAGACTCTATTAAGCTTTTACTTAACGGAGATGCTTACGCTGACTTGGTAACTCAAATTAGTGGTCAGTCAGGATCAGCATTTAACGCTGGTAATGCAAACTTAGCTGATAAGACTGTTCTTAATGTACCTTACGCTATCTCTAAAAACGTAGGTAATGGTGCTAACGATACAAGAGCAAGAGCTTTAATGTTGGATATGGACAAAGTACACCTAGGTTTCTTTGGTGGTTTGGATCTATTAGTAGACCCATACAGCCAGTCTTTGAACGGTGGTACTCGATTAGTATTAAGCACTCTTGTAGATGGTTTGATTTCACAATCAAGTGGAAAAGAAGCAGCAGTAAAATGTGTTGCAGCAGCTTAATAATAGCTTATAGTTTAAATTAAAAAGGGAGTCCTTCGGGACTTCCCTTTACTTACAATATTAATTCTATGTACTTAGACCCAAACACAAACATACAAGGCGATTTAGTTCTATCAAACGATCCTACAACACAAGTAGTTTCTGTATCTGAAATTAAAGACCACCTTCGTATAGATACAAATTATGAAGATACTTTGTTAGGTTTATATATAGATTCTGCTACTGAGATGGCAGAGAATTATTGTGGTAGACATTTTATTACACACGAATACAAATTGTATTTTAATAAAATTGTTAGAGAGGCTTCATTAATCTTTCCTGATTGTACTTTATTTACACAGAACGGAGGAAATGACCATTACCCTGTTAAATGGAGTATTCCTGGTTTTGCATCGGATTTTTTTTCTGATAAAGCCTATTTAGATGGTAAATCAAATCCTTCTATAGTAAAACTAGGAAGTGATTTTAGTGATTTAGGTTACGCACCTGATGGTTATGAAGGAGCTTTGTTTTGGTTTCATTTTAAAACAGGTTTTGGCGATGCAGCAAGTGATGTACCACAAGCAGTTAAACAAGCGATTAAGTTAATCGTAAGCGATATGTATTATTTTAGAGAAGATAGAAAGCGTAGCTTCCCTATGGCTTCTGAGATATTACTACAACCTTATAAATGTTACCACTAGGATATGACATTTATTAGCAAAATAAAAGCAGGAGATTTTAACCAAAAGATAAGGTTATTTACAGTAGGGAATAATAAAGATGCGTTTGGTGGTGTAACCGAATTCCGTAGTACTTTCCATCTTGTTTGGGCAAATAAAAATGTAAAAACTCTCAGAGATATTGAGGAAAAATTTGAAGGAGAAGAATTACAATCTTATGGTAGGTTTGTTTACACTATAAGATATTCAGATACGACTAAAAATATTAAAGCTAATTGGGTTATTGAAGACCACGAAACAAGTGAACGCTATGAGATTTTAGGTTTTGTTATAGACCCTCGTAAAGAGTTTATTGAAATATTTGTTAAACAAGATTTACCAACGGAATCTCCTTTTTAAAATGGCTAAACCAAAAAAGAATCAAAACTTTACAATAAAGGTAGAAGGAGTTGAAAGAGTTAAAAGAGGACTTAAAAAGCTAGGATTAACCGCTAAACAATCTCGAACTGAAATAAATAAGGCTCTTAGACCATCTGCAAATATGCTTTCAAGAGGTATTCGTAAGGCTTATAAGAACCAATTTAAAAGTAAGAACCCTGGTCGAAGATACGATCCAACATCCAAAAGCTATAAGCAAGGGATGAGAACGGCAGATACGATTGGAGTGATTACAGCAAGAAAGTCAAAGCAACCTGGGTTGTTTGTTGGACCAAGATTAAGAAAAGTAAACCCACACTATTTTAAAGGTAAGACAAGTAAGAATCTTGCTGCAATGCAAATAGAAGGGTATAAGGATAGGTCAGGAAGTATAGTTAAATTTCCTAATGTATTTGAGATAACGGCAAAATCAATGGGAAGTCAAGTATCAGCAAAGGCTCAGAAAGACTTAGGCAAGTTGATAGATAAAATGATAAGAAAAGCAGGATTTTAGATGTTTGCAGTAATAGGACAAAAAATATTTCAAAAATTATGTGATAATCTTCCCTTTAGAGTTGCTAACGGAGAGACTATTGGTGGTGAATTAATACAAAACACTCATTTAGCTACTACGCAATATTGGTTTGTGTATAATACACCCCCAAGGTATTATTATGCTTCAAACAATAAAATATTTTTTTACTCTACAGATGCTAATGCAGATGCAGGTATTTTTGCAAGTATGTATATAGAAAATAATAAGAAATACATAATTGAAGCAGAAGGGTTTTCTCCGTTTACAACCACTTGGTCTATTGGAGGCTCACCAGGATCAAATAGTGTTTATCAAAGTGGTGTAATACCTGAAGGTAACTTTAAGGTGTCTTTACCTTTTACATCAAATTCAACTGGCTACAGATTTCTTCAACTTTTTGCAAACTCAAATAATATCAGCCAATCTTATTTAAGTAAGATTAGTGTAAAAGAAGTTGCTACCTCTTGTAAAGTAACACCTGTAATTATACCACAAGGAACAGAATACCCTGCGACAACTTACGAGATAGCAAACGTATCTAACTTTATGTCTAAAGGTGGTTCATTAAATTCTTGCGATGTATCAATAAACATATCTTGTTTTGCTGATGGGTACGCAACTACATATAACCAAGCTAAAGCAGTTGTAGAGGCTTTAGACTTGTACAAAGTTACTTATACTGAGGATGGACAATCCTATACGGCTAAATTTAGGTTTATAAACCTAGATGACGAGTATTATAAGCAACCCGAAAAATTCTACAAAAACTTAACTTTCAACTGTTTAATAATTAAAAACTAAAATAAAATGGCAATTTTAAACGCAACAAGTGTTACTTTAAGTATCGCAGGCGAGGTAATGGGACACTCTACTTCTTGTAGCCTAAGTATAACTAGAGACTTAAGAGACTCTACAACAAAATCAAGTGCAGGATGGTCTGAGTCTTTGGCAGGTCTAAAGTCTTGGGAAATGAACGGAGATGCTTTTGTCGATATAGCAGAAACAGATGCTCCTCTTGGAGATTGTTTTGATGCTTTAATTGCAGGTGTATCTGTAGCTGTAGTATTTACAGTAGACACACAGACTTATACTGGTAGTGGATTCTTAACTAATGTATCTACAGATGCAGGTGTAGAAGAAAATGCAACCTTCTCTGTTTCTATTACAGGTACTAGCACTCTAACTAAGGCTTAAAAGTAATAATTAAATTTATTTATAATGAAAAAGGTAGAATTAGGCGGTCAAGAAAGACCAATAAGATTTAGTTATTTAGCTTTAAAAGACATTTGTAATAAGTGTGGATTAAAGTTAAGTGAAATGAATCAGTTAGGATCGGAGATAGACCACATTGGTATCATCACATTCTTTGGATTAAAAGCAGGAGCTAAAAAAATTGGCGAGCCTTTTAAGTACAAAGTAGCTGATATTGAAGAATGGTTAGATAACGAGGAGTTTAATAAGATAAACGAAATATTTGAGGCTTTCCAACTTGACCAACCTCAGAACGAGGGAAAGTAGTTAAGGGAGAGGAGGTCGATGATGAATCGGGAGAAATTAACTGGGACAAACTCGAACAGATAGGATTAGGTAGAATGGGGTTAGGTTGTGATGAACTTTATAGCTTAACCCCACGAACCTTTAACAATCAGTTAATGGGATTTAATCAGTATCAAGAGCAACTGATGCGTGATAGATGGGAGCAAACAAGGATGATAGTACATTCTTGCATTGCACCACACTCAAAGAAAACACTTAAACCAAAAGAGATCCTTCCTTTCCCTTGGGATAACAAGTCAAGAGGTAGAAAAATAATAGCCTCTAACGAGCAAATAGCTAAAGATGTCGCTAGACATAAACAGGTATTACTAAAATTAAATAAAGAATAATGGGTGGAATTAAGACTATATCGATAATTGTAGCTGCCAATATAAAAGGGCTAGAAGCAGGTTTAGGTAAAGCAAATAAATCTATAGCAGGTTTTGCAGCAAACGCAGCTCGTATAGGTTCTACTCTTTCATTTGGTATTACAGCACCTCTTACTGCTTTAGGTACTTCA